CTCCCTTACGGGAGTCGGGTCTGCAATGATGAGGGGTTTTAAGCCCTCTAGCATGTGCGGTGGAATACCGCACCTCTCATTGCAGTTCGGCATAGCCGGACGTGTCGCGAGGTAGTGATACTAAGCGACATTAAGATAGCATTCGGGAAACGTTCCGAATGTAGGTGTTGGATTATTCTGGGGTTATTCCCAGTCTTTTATTCAGCTCCGCTTATCTACTGTTAGTGGTCGCTTCGCCGGCCGTTGATTAGGACCTCATATCATGAACCATCTTCAATCGCGTAAATTGCGATTTCTTGTATTGCGGGATCATATTCCGCTTTACGGTTGTACGTCATGTCGTTTCTTTCGATTCGATTGTGACGGATGCGTTAATCACGCACTAAAACAGAAGATGGTAGCATGGAGGATCGAAACCTTCGGATGGCACGATGCAGCCGACTGGCTGCAACGGAAGTACTACTAACGCGGAGATCTACTATGTCCTTGGCCGCTTTTACTAACGAAGTAGGTGCGCATCATTTGCAATCCTTCGTCGCGGATAAAGTCGTCAATCACGACTATATGCTATCTAGCCCACCGGGCGATCCCCAATACAGTATTCGTACTGTGGAGAACGTCCAGAACGTGAATATAGCATTCTCAGATAAGCCTCCAATATTTAAGTCGCCGGGGCATGCCCCGTCCGACTATTGGAGGACGATCGCTGAGGTTTCTAATAATATGCCATCACGTCAGGATGTAAAAGTCTGGAACAATTTTGGTCATTATTACGAAACGTGGCGGGAAACTGAACGTCATATCGCCCCAAACTGGCACATCCCGTTTTCTTGGGATCCTGTGTCAGACCTTGGGGGTAATTCGATAGACGCCAGTGTAACCAAAGCTCTTAATAAAATACAGAGCGTTGATTTCTCTGATGAGAACAAAACCGTCAATTTTCAAGGCGGAAATGCTCTTGTCGAGGCCCGTGAGACTGGTAGAATGTTGGCTAAGTCGGCAATTAAACTTGTGAAAGTTATAAAAGCCGCTAGGGGAGGTCACTGGACTACTGTCTGTGACACCCTTGGAATTAGCCGACGTACGTTCATTCCCGGTAAAACGGTGTCCGAGAACTGGTTAGAAATTCAGTATGGGTGGAAACCCTTGCTGAAAGATATCTACGACTTGGATAATACCGTGAGGCATCACCTTTCCCGTCCTTCGCAAATACGCGTAAATGCGTATGAGCATGAGGATTGGAAACTCGACTTCGGTCGTAATATGTATGCCTACGATGTAACTGCGAAAGAAAGGTCTAAGACGACCTTTCTGGCAACCCTTACTAATAGGTTTGCCGCCGAGTTACAATCGTTCGGGGTGATCAACCCGCTAGGGATGGCTTGGGAAGCAGTGCCTTTCAGCTTCGTTGTTGACTGGTTTATTCCCATATCTAATACGTTAGAAGCCTTGACCTCCACAGCGGGTTTCCGCAATGACGGTGGTTGGACGTCTGTTCGTCGCACATATGAGATTAACATTCGTCATGTCGTACCTGAGTCGGGCAATATTATTTTAACGCCCGGCCATTACCAAGAAAAGGGTTTTGGCTTTATCAGGTTCGCCTATGCAGAATGGCCTCCAACGAGGCTGTATGCAAATCCTACACCGTGGTCTACTCCCCATGCGTTGAATGCGCTTGCGCTTCTTTCGCAGATCAGACAGTGAACAATTCCGTTCACCTCTGATAAACCGAGCACTTCGCTCATCAACAGATGAGTCCCCTAGTGGGACCCTCAGGAGTATATTCCTAATGGCAGCATTTGCCCCGGTCGTCATCAAAGACGCCCTTGACGTGGACCATACGTTCGCGCCACGCAATCTCGACGGTGGGATTGCGACTTTCGTCAATTCGACGGGAGTTCCCATCAGTGACAAGAAGGTTACCTTGAGCATGGGCAAACCGCAGGCCTCTGGCCGGCGGAAAGTCACACTCAAGCTTGCCCTTCCTGTTACCCAGGATGTGGTGGTTGGTGGCGTGTCGAAGCCTTCTGTAATTCGTTCGATATTCGTATCGATGGAATTCCAGTTTGAGTCGACAAGCACCCAAGAAGAGCGCGCGGATGCGCACGCGTTTGCCTACAAGCTGTTGGCAGACCCGGTCGCACTTCGCGCAATCGACTATGTCGAAGGTCCTTGGTAACTTGGACCGTCGACAGACCATGGGCGGGATAACGATGATCGTAGTTTGCGGAATGCTTTTCGCACTCTTCGCTATTTGTTTCCTGTCCTACCTCAATGCATCACAAAATCAGGTGATGCATGTCATACAAGGAAAGCCTTATGACGAAACCCACCACGTTCAACGTGAACAAGATGGAAATTCCGACAGACTTGACGTCTCAACTCATACAAAAGATCATGGCGCTCCAGTCATCCGTGAAAACGGACTATCTGAAAGCGTCATTCCTTTCTAAGTATGTTTCTCCAGACACTGCGCCGGCAGATCAACGCCGGAATCTCGCACTGTTTAAATGGCTCTTGATTGAGCGGGAGAATGAAGCTACAAATGATAGGTTAATTTTAACTCACGAGGAATATAACATTCTCCCTCGTGTTACCTATGGTAGCTTCGTTGAGTTTTGTCGCAACCTCATATGCGATATTATTGGCGAAACGCCACCGGTGGAGTCCTTAATAGGGACTTTCTCAGGCGGTGCGTCCACAAGTCGAGCACGTACTCGGAGCCACCCGGCTTCCAAGTACCTCGGAGAAGCGCACGTCACCCCACCTTGTCTGGAAATCTTCTCAACATTAGCTGAGGAGCTACCAGGCTGGATTGGGGCTTGCGAATTGGTTTTAAAGCCTGTTCGCGGCAACGTGTTCTTTACTGTTCCCAAGAATGCGGATATTGACCGTTGTGCTTGTAAAGAGCCTGACATCAATATGTTTGTTCAAAAGGGCATAGGAACCTTCTTTCGAAGGTCTCTTCGTAATCACGCAATCGATCTAAACGATCAGTCTATAAACCGACGTTTAGCTCATGAAGGATCAGTGACAAAGGAGCTCGTAACATTGGATTTGTCCAGTGCTAGCGACTCCGTATCTACTGAACTGGTATTCCAGCTCCTTCCAATTACGTGGTACACCCTACTTGACGCTGTGAGGAGTCAAGTCACCGTCATTGACGGTGCTGAACACCGCAACCACATGTTCTCGTCGATGGGTAATGGTTTTACTTTTGAACTGGAGAGTCTTCTCTTCTATGTTCTCAGTAGGGCCACCGCCTTCTTTACGGGTACGCGTGGAATGATATCAGTCTATGGTGATGACATTGTGTGCCCATCGGGCATGTCTGACGCTCTCATGGTCGTCTTATCGTACTTCGGTTTCTCTGTTAATATGGAGAAAAGTTGTACGTCAGGCGATCTTCGTGAGAGCTGCGGAGGTCATTATTCAAATGGGCTAGATATAACTCCTTTCTACATCAGAGAGCCTATCACTACTCTTCCTGGGCTTATTCACGTCGCTAATCAGCTTCGTGAGTGGGCTTATGTCGAGGGCCTCGCGGTCCTCGATCCGGAAGTGGAGCCGATATGGTTATGGTTGAAAAGCCATATCCCTGATGTTCTTTGGGGGGGTGGGGATACCGCATACAAGTACCAACTTGTATCTCCTGACTTGCCTAATCGCCGCCTCGCAGAGGTGACGAAGGGCTATAGTACGGAGCTTGGTGGTTACTTCCACTGGCTTAATGCCACATGGGATCGCACTAGGAGCTCTTACGTCACTCGCTTTGAGGATGGCTCCGTCCACACTTTATACGTGGACGGTGTTTCAACCTCTCGCAAGACCGTAGGGCAAGGCCGACTTAGGCTACGCCCGGTGCGAACTTTAGCAGTACCTCGTTTGCCTGCTTATTTCTTATCTGAAATAAGCTGACGTCCGAG